CATGGGGCTGCCGGGGCCGGTGACAGTCGAAGCCACCGACACCACGGTAACGCTGAGCTTCCACGCCCCGACCACCGACGCCTGCCCGGTGGACCTCGCGCCATGGACCGGCTCCTGGTTGACGACCTGGGACGCCGCCGGCGACATCACCCGGGCGGTGGACCCGGCCCCCGACCAGGAGCAGGTGGTCGAGTTCACGTCTCTGACCGCCGAGACGCAGTACGCCTATCGGCTGCATTGCCGCAAGGGATCGATCGGCCTGGTGACGACGGCCGGGACGCCATGAGACGCCTGACCTTCATCCTCGCCTGGCCCTTCCGCCGCATCCTGTGGCTGGGCGGCTGGCGATCATTCGCCGCGCGCCGCTACCGGGCGCGGCTCCAGGCGGACCTCGCCGCGATCAACATGCCGACGCTGCATGGCACGCTGTTCGCCGAGCGCCAGCAGTCATGGAACGACGCAAACCCCCACCCTGACGACATCGACAAAGCGCTCGCGGCCATAAATAACCCGTGAGTGGCGAACCCCAAAACAGCAACAGCGCCGGCGGTGGAACCCGTCACACCAGACGAGGCCAAAAAACAAGCCCGCATCCCCCACACCGCCGACGACACATACGTCGCTTCGCTAATCGTGGCGGCACGCGAAGCCGTCGAAAACTTCCTCAACCGGCGACTGATCACAGCGACCCTCGATTACTTTCTCGATCACTTCCCCGGTGAACCCGAAATAGAGCTGCCCGGCGGGCGCCTGCAGTCCATCACGTCGTTGAAGTACACCGACTCCGATGGCGACGAAACAACCGTCGCCGCAAGCCTTTATTTCGCTGTGACAGCCGCCGAGCCAGGGGCGCTGCGGCTGGCCTATGGTGAGTCGTGGCCGAGCGCCACACTCAGACCCGCGGAAGCCGTCGTAGTCCGGTACGTGGCGGGCTACGGCCTCACCGCCGCGACCGTACCGGCCGATATTCGGCACGCAATTTTGCTGTGGATTGCGAATTACTACAACGATCACGGCGACGAGGACAAATTCACAGCGGGCGGGCCACCCACCGACATGCCGATCGCTTCTAAGCGGCTGCTCTGGCCCCACCGGATCGAGACGAGGTTCTGATGCCTGGCACCAAGCACCGCGCCGGGATGCTGCGCAACGTCATTACCTGGCAGCAACAGAGCCTGACGCCAGACGGCACGGGCGGCAACGCCGTCGCGTGGACAACGTTCGCCGCCGACGTTCCGGCGCGCGTCTGGCCGGTCGATGGCCGGGAGCTGTTCGGCAGCGACCAGGTGCAGTTCCGCAGGACTCACCTGATTACTGTCCGGTACAACCCATCACTCATCCCGACGACCGCCATGCGGGCGAACTTCGGCGGGCGGCTGCTCTACGTGATGGCGGTGCGGCGCCCCGAGGAGCTCGGCGAGTGGTTGGAAGTCGACACCGAGGAAAGGGCGCAGGATTAAAAGAGGATGGCGTCAACCGAAGTGACATTGAGAATCGCGTTAGTGGACCACGCGGAATTTATGGAACTGGTCGAAGCTGCGATTGAGATACTTCGCGCTGACGAGGACGGGGAGAGCTTGGCTGGACCGGTCGCTGGCCTACGCAGGGCATGCCAAGCACTGGTCGATTCGGCGAACGCGCGCCGGCACGAGTACGACGCATGATCCACCAATTCCGCTACGGCTTGCTGCCCTGGAACGCCGAACTTTACGCCGCGATCCTCGAGGAGCGCCGCCGAACCCCGCACTCGGCGCTGTCGATGGCGAGCGGGCAAACCTGGTCGAGCCGCAAGCGCATCCAAAGCCACCCGGCGTTGTCTGATCTCCTCAGTTTGTTTCGCGCCCGGCTGCTTGAGATCAGCGGCTCTGACGCCTGGGAGCTGAGCGCGTGGGCGAATATCTCGAGCGATGGCGGCGCGATCGCGGAGCACGACCACTCGCCAAACGAATGGAGCGGGGTCTACTACCTGACCCGCGGGGCGCCCATCATATTCGCGGCGGCGCTGCTGACGATCCATCCTGAGACCGGATTGTTGGTGATTTTCCCGGGGTCGGAACCCCACAGCGTCGCGGCCCAAGTCGGAGCAGCCCCCCGGGTGAGTATCGCGATTAATGCAACGGCTTCGGGAAAGGTGGCCTGATGGCGGATGAGATCAGAATCAAAGGACTCGGCGCGGCCCTCAAGGCGATCGACGCGACGCCGGCCAAGGTGCTGGAGGCCCTCAGGCCAATCATTGAAAAGCACACCGCAGCGATCGAGGGCAAGGCACGTGCCGGCACCACCGGGAGCGTGGCCGACGGAATCCACTCCGAGGTTGCGGAGAAACCACCACGGTGGATCTTTGGCCGCATCTGGTCTAAATCTCAGCAGGCTATCCACGTCGAGTACGGGACCGTGAACAGCGGCGCGAAGCCATACCTGCGGCCGGCGTTCCAACAAGAGAAGGCCGCATTTAAGTCCGAAGCCACTGCCGCGATCAAGGCTTTGGAATCCTAAATATCGCTGAATGCTGGCCACGACGGAACTCCAGACCCGCATCTACTCGGTGCTGACCGGCGCGTCGATCGCAGGCGGGCGCGTGTATGACCAGCCGCCACAGGAGGCCGTCTTCCCTTACGTGACGATCGGCGAAGTGTTCCCGGCGCCGTTCCGCACGCACTCACGAGATGGCGAAGAGCTACTCCATACGATCCACGTGTGGTCGCGGTACAACGGCTTTGCCGAAGCGATCGGGATCGCCGAGGCCATCAAGCCGCTACTGGACAATACGGACTTCGAGACCACGAGTTTTCACGGGGTCGCGTTGCGCGAGGGAACGGTTTGGTTGCGTGACCCTGACGGCATCACGCGCCACGGCGCTCTGGACTTTCGATTCTGGCTGATGGTGAAAAACTGATGAGTGAAACCCTTGCACTCGGGACCGAGCTACTGATCGGCGACGGCGCGAGCCCGGAAGTCTTCACCGAGGTCGCGCTGCTGCGCGAGTTCACCCCGCCCGGCCTCACAGTGGACACAGAAGAGACCACGAACCACAGCCAAACGAACTACTACCGGCAGTTCCGCCCAACCTTAATCAACCCGGGGGAATTGTCCGGCCAGCTTCTGTTCGACCCCGCCGACGCAACCCACGACGACTCGACCGGCCTGCTTTCGCTGCTGCTCGACCGCCAGCTCCACAACATGAAGATCCGGATTCCCACGGACCCGATCCTCAACTACGATTTCGCCGCGATCGTGACGCAGTTCCAGCCCGGCACCCCAACCGACCAGCACCTCACGGCGGACTTCACGGCGATGGTATCGGGCCCCGTGGTCATCGCGACCCAGCCGATCATCACCGGCGTTGACGACACCGGCACGGACGGTCCGGCCTACGTGACCGGCGAGGACATCGAGGTCACAGTCGCTTTTGATAAGGCCGTGACCGTGACGGGGACTCCCAGGATCACCCTGACACTGGACAGCGGCGCCGTGCTGCTGAGCTACGCCTCGGGATCTGGTACGACGGCGCTGGTATTCAGCATCGAGGTTGATGCTGGTCACCAAGCGGAAGCGACGGAGTTTGTGATTGCGGCGCAGTCGATCGACCTGAACGGCGGGACGATCGTGGACGCAAACGGCAATGCGGCGCGCCTGAGCTTCGCGGCGGCCGACGTGGAGGATGTTAGCGATCGGACGGTGAACGCGGCCTAGGGTGGCGTTCTAACGGCAGCAACAGGGAGAGGAAACGACGATGGCCGAAAGACTCGCGCTTCAGACACACCTGCAGATCGGGGACGGCGGCTCACCCGAGGCTTTCACCACGATTCTCGACGTGATCGATCTGTCGGCCCCGGGAATCTCGCTCGACACCGAGGAGATCACCAACCATTCCCAGACTGACTACTACCGGCGGCACGCCGGCACGCTGCTGGATGCCGGGGAGGTGACGGCCACGGTGCTGTACGATCCGGCGAACGCCACGCACGTCGCGCTGCTGACCGACATCCAGGCCCGGACGCAGCGGAACTTCCGGTTGGACTTCCCCGGCGCGACGACGAACGCTCGGTGGTCGTTTGCCGGCTACATCACGGGGTTCCAGCCCGAGACCCCGACCGACATGCACCTCAAGGCTGCGCTGACCGTGAAAATCACCGCGTCCGTCACAATCGAGAACGTCGCCTAAAAGGAGGAGCCCATGCGAGAGTACGCCGCAGTCAAACCCGTGCCGGTCACCATCGGGGACCGCGAGTATGCGCTGCTGTTCACGTTTGGCAAGATCAAGCGCATCCGCGAGCAGCTCAAGGTTGACCTGCTGGCGAACTCCGAGGTCAACCTCGACGTGTTCACCAAGGTTTTGTTCGCGGGCTTGATCGACCCGGGCGAGTTGACCGAGCAAAACCTCGATGACCAGATCGCGGTCCCGCAATTGCCGTACTACATCGAGCGCCTGCAGGCCGCGATCCAAGGCCAGGCGCAGCCCTCGGGGGCAACAAAAAACGCCTTGAGCGCTTCCGTTCCGGCGGCAAGCGCGGACCCGAACCAGCAGACGAAACCGAGCTCCGATTCTGGGCAACCGCAGTTGGTGAATGGGGCCTCGGAGACGCCGAGTTCTGGGGCCTGACGCCGCGGGAATTTTATGCGGTGGCGGTTCAACGGATGGAGCAAGAGCAGCATGAGTTATGGAAGACCGCGTTCCTTGCCGCATCGATTTACAATGCCCAACCCCAGTGGGGCAAGACGAAGCGCAAGGCCGTCAAGCCCGACGACCTGATCCCGTCGCTCAAGCCGGCCAAACCCGGCAAGTTGCAAGCCGGCCAAACCCCCGACGAAATGTTGTTTCTGGCGCGCATGATCCACGCGCGCTGGCAGGCTGGCGCGCGTGTCAAGCCGAAGGGCGGGCCTACCGTCAAGCGGCCCTTGGGGCCCACTACCCGCAGGTGATCCATGGGTGAGATTGCATCACTGAAGATCGGCATCGGTGCATCGGTCGAGGGGTTCAAGTCCGGGTTGGCCGATGTGAAGAACTCACTCGGGGGATTGGGGACGTTTGCATCGAAGGCTCTCACGCTGCTGTCGAACCCTATCGCGCTCGCGACGACGGCGATCGTTGGTATCGGCGCGGCGGCATTCAGCGTTGGGAAGGACTTCGACGCGGCCTTCGACACAATCCGAATCGGCACCGGCGCAACCGGTGAAAATCTCGAAGGGCTCAAGGAGGACTTCCGCGGTGTATTTGGTTCCGTCCCCGACGACGCCGCGACGGTCGGGACCGCAATCGCGGACCTGAACACCCGGCTCGGCCTGACCGGGCAACCCCTCGAGGACATGACGCGCCAGTTCCTCGACCTGGCCCGCATCACCGGCGGCGATGTCAGCACCCAGATTGCCAACGTTACCCGCGTGTTCGGCGACTGGGGCGTCGCGACCGAGGACCAGTCTGGCGCGATGGACTTCCTGTTCAAGACCTCGCAGACAACTGGCATCGGGGTAGATAAGCTGGCGAACACCATCGTGCAGTTCGGCGCGCCCCTGCGGCAGCTTGGTTTCGACTTTGAAAGCTCGGCAGTCTTGATCGGCAAGTGGGAGAAAGAAGGCGTCAACGTCGAGACAGTCCTGGCCGGCATGAAGATGGGGTTGTCGAACTTTGCCGAGGCCGGTATCCCGGCAGAGCAAGCCTTGCAGGGTGTCATCGCCGAGATCAAGGCGTTCGGGCCGGGCGCTGAGGCTTCGGCGGCCGCGGCGGTCGCGTTCGGGAAGCGCGCCGGCCCCGACATGGCGGCCGCGATCCTGGAGGGCCGGTTCGAGCTCGACGAGATCATGGCGACGATCCAGGCGAGCCCCGAGACCATCGGGGCCGCCGCGGAAGACGTGAAGAGTTTCGGGGAGCGGTGGTCGGAATTAACCAACAAGGTTTCGCTTCTGCTGGAGCCGCTCGGGACGCTGCTATTTGACGCCCTAACGACCGTCGCAACTTTCCTGGTGGACAGCTTCAACCCCGCAATGGAGTTTTTGGGCGAGCTGTGGGACGGCCTACTATCGTTCATCAGCCCCGTGACGGAGTACTTCAAAAACAACGTACTCCCGGTGCTGCAAACCGTTGGCGAGGTTTGGCTCGGATTGCAGCTCATGCTCGCCGACCTGTTCATCCCAGTCATCACCGCCGTGTGGAACGCGCTCCAACCGCTCGTCAGCTTTATTGCCGACCAAGTTATCTTTCAGATCAAAGCGTTTTTCCAGAATATTCAAAACCTGATTGGGTTGCTGTCGAAGATCCCCGGCGTCAGCGATCTGTTTACGGCGGCTCAGGAGCGCCTCACGGAGGCGATGGGCGGATCAGCTGAGGAGCAGGAGCGCGCTGCGCTTGCAGCACAGTTTCTTGGAACCGAAGAAAAGAAAGCAGCAAAGGAGGCTGACAAGCTAGCTAAGGCTCAAGAGGCGTCCCGGGCAAAGGCCGAAGAGCAAACCAAGCAAATTAGCGCTCTCAACAACGAGACTCGCCTTCTCACGGGACTACTTGAGCAGGCCACTGAATCAGAGAAGAAGAGCATCCAGACTCAGATCGACGCCAACAACAAAAAAGCCCAGGCGATCCTGAACGCGGACGCCTACGGGAAATCCCTCGGGGGCGTGACAGCCGCGATAAATCAGGCGAGCCCTGCGGCGGCTGGACTCGCGGTGAATCTCAAAAAGACAACCGACGAAGCGCAGAAACTCGAAGACGCCTTTCAGAAGGAACTCGGGGCTGCCGTCAAGGAGCTACGAACCGACTTCCAAAAGACCCTTGACACCATGGACGCCTACGATTCCATGATGCTGACGGTTTCCGAAGGCTTCCGGAAGGGAATTGTGCCGCTGGAGCGATACCGCGGCGCACTTGAGATTTACGACCAGAAGATTGCGTCACTGTCCGGAAAGATCGAGATACTCGCCACGCAACGGTTGCAGCAGTGGGCAGTAGCGAACAAAGAACTTCAGCCCGTCATTCTAGCGACCGCGAGCGATACCCAGATGGCGATCGATCAAGCTGTTGTGTTCGCCGAGGTGCTGCGGGTGGACTTGCCAGAGGGCGCAACGGCGGCAAACGCCGCGATGTCGGAGTCTCTCGCCGCGATGAACAGTGACACGCAACAGCAACTGCCCGTGATCGCCGGCGTCTTCACGACTTGGGCCGAGGGCGTGCGGTCCATCGTTGGCTCGCTGTCCACTGGCCTGACAACCAAGCTATTCACTGACCCCGGTTCATTCGGCGCGGAGGCGCTCGGCAAGCTGAAGACCATCGGTACGTCATTCCTGGAGGTATTCGATACGAAGATGTTCGGACCAGGGGGTATTATCACGGGGTTCATCAACAAGGGCATCAACGTCCTAATGGGAGCGCTCGACGGCCTGATCTCGAAGATCACGGTCGGCTTAGGGGGCGCGCTGTCGAACGTGTTCGGCGCAGGCGCGAATGCCGCTACCAATGCGGCTGGAACGGTTGCCAACACCGCTGAGACTGTCGGCACCACGGCTACTAGCGGCGCTAGTCAAGCGGGCGGGCTTCTTGGCGCGGCGGCTGGAGGGCCGTTGGCTTGGGCGGGCCTGGCGGTAGGCATCGCGGATGCCGTGATTGGCGGAATGCAACGGGCGAAGATGAATGACCGCCTGTTCCAGATTGCCGAATCAACGCTTGGAATCAAAAACATCCTTGGCGGCGATGCGCAGGACAGCGGCGTGATTCACGTTCTGTGGCGCTTGCTGGAGCAAATCGAATTTGGAGTAGGCACCAAGAAGATTGAGGATCTGTCGAATCGGTTCGCGCTCGATTTTATGCCGTGGACGGAAAGGCTGGCGGCGCAGGGCGCTTCCATCCAACCCACGCTAGACCACTTCGGCGCGGACTACTTTGGGCCGTGGGGCGGCAAGTTCGACGCGATCGAACGCAACACCGCCGATACCGTCTTGGCCGTCCGGGAGCTACAGGGCAGGGTTGCGACGCAGGGCGCTGACCTCGAAACACTCAAGACCGCGGTCGAAAACAACGATGGCGGCATCACCACGACACTCGGAAAGTTTGTGAGGGCGCGCTGATGTTCACCTACCTGCGGCAGTCCGACAACCTGATCCCGGACGCAACCCTCACGCCCACCAGCGAAGACGCGGATTACCCGGTCGAAAACCTGCAGGCCGAGCCCGTCGCCGAAACCTACCGCTCGGCCTCCGCGTCAGCGCAAAAGATCTTGATCGACTTCGCGGCCCCCGTCACGGTCGATTTGTTCGCGGTGGCGAACCACAACCTGACTTCTTCCGCAACCCTCACGCTGCGCGGCGGCTCGTCGCAAGACCCCGACGGCATGGACTTCGAGGTTGCTCTCCCGTGGGGAATCCACTATGCCCTCGGAGCCCGCAGGAACGCATCGTTCGTGCTGGCCGCCGCAGAGACGTGGCAGTACTGGTCGTTGACAATCGACGACGCCGGCAATCCGGACGGCTTACTTGAGATCGGGCTGTTGATGGCAGGCGCCGCGGTAGAGCTGACCCGCGACTTTAATTTCGGTTGGGAGGCGAGGCGCGAGACGCTAAACCAGGTGCTGGAGTCCGAGTACGGGGTCATCACCACGGGCTCGAACCTCTACCAGCGGACCCGCTTCATCGCGTCATGGAAGGCGACCAGCGGGGCTGAGCGCGAGGAGCTTGATACGTTTCTGACGGGGCTCGAAAAGGAACGCGGCGGCATGTTGTTTATTCCCGATCCTTCCGCGGCCAAGAGTTACTACGGGCGCCTGCTGACGGATCACGCGATCATCCGGACGAGTCCCGACATTGCGGAACTCAACGGCTTGGAATTCCTTGAGGACTCCGTAGGGAAGTCGCTGTTCTAGGAATGGAAATCTACATCGAGATCGACTTTGATTCCGGCACCCGGCGCTACAGCCGCATCCCGCTGCGTCTGCCCGATACCCCCTGCGACCCAAGGGTTCTTTCGTTCGGCGGCATCCAACGGGAAATCGGCTTGGTCCCCGGCGACTACCGGGCCGCGTCCGTCAGCTTCGCGCTCAGCAACGTGGACGGCGAGTTTTCACAGTTGCGATCCACGGAGCCGTGGCGCAACCGAATCGTCCGGGCCGTTGCGATCGATCTTGACCAGGGGATCGGAAGCCAGTACACCGCGTTCATCGGCCGGATCGCTACATGGTCGATCGACAAGGACCAGTGCCAGATATCGGCGGTCGATTGGATTCAATCGCGGCTACTGCGGCCCGTCTCGGGCGTCATCGACGTTGAGACCTACCCGGACCTGCCAGACGAAACACCCCGGGCTCTCATCCCGCTGGTGATCGGCGAAGTAGCGTCGCCGGGCGGCGCCGTCCCGGCCTACCTGGTGGATCCCGACGTTGTGGCGACTGGCTGGCGGTACGTGATGGCGCAGGGCCGCGTCCCCGAGCCCGACGAGGTCTACGCCTACGGGGTGCTGGTCGCCGCCATCGACTACACCATCAACTACGATGACGGTCCCGGCGGCATCGAATGCACCTATATCGATTTCGATGCGGACCCTCGCACGTCAGACAGCGCGGATCCACATGTTTCCTGGAACGGCTCGGGCATCACCGACGACCAAACCGAGACGGGCAGCGCGATCCCAAACGGCGCCGAGCAGCTTGCCCTGTTCCTGCGGCTCAACGGATTCGCTTCGAACGACCTGGATCTCAACACGATCGTGGCCGCCGCCGCGGAGCTGACCGCCAGCGACATCACGGGCGCGTTCGTGGCGGCCGATGCGGACCTGACGGTCGGGGATGTGGTGCGGCAGTTCGCCGAATCATACAACCTGCAGGTGTTCACTACGCAAACGGGACTGGTCGGCATGGCGGCGCCGGCCATCATCGTGGGCGAATCCGCTGACGTACCCGAGGTCACGGCCCTTTTGGACGTGGTGCGCGGCAGCTTCTCGACCGGCGGGCGTGATGAAGTCGCCTCGACCCTGATGGCCGCCTACGCGCGCAACTTTTTCACGGGCGAGTTCACCGCGCAGGCCACCGTCACAAATCCCAATCAGATCGTCTCGCTCGGCGAAGATGTCGTACTGCGGCAGGAATTCCCTTTCATCCGGGACGCAACCGCGATGGCGGCGGCTGCGGCCGTCAAGATGTTCTTTCTCCGTGAGCAGCGGCAAGGCGTCCAGGTCGTTGTCCCGCCGCACTGGTACAGCGAGATCGATATCGGCAGCGTCGTCAAGCTCAACCACTTCGCTGCCGTCGGGGATCAAGAGTCCGAAGCCGAAGACCACCAGACCGCCAACCTCGTGGCGCTGTGGCGAATAGATGAGGGGACCGGGCAGGATCTGCTAGACACCAGCGGCGAGGGCAACGACGGCGAGCTGGGCTCGACCTCTGGCGCCGACGCGGATGATCCCGACTGGATCGCGGAGGGCTTGGACTTTGACGGCGTGGACGATCACGTGCGCGCGCCATTCCTGGTCGACCCGGACGCTTCGGACTTCACGGCGTGGGCAATTTTCCGGGCGTCTGCCGCCGGTGCGCGGCGCGTCATTTTGTCACAGCTAGACGGCACGGGCGCGGGGCGCGTGTGGCTGGAGATTGACGAGAACAACTTCGTCTCGACCCACATCGGCGTCAACGTGAACCCCCATTCCATCGAGCTTGAGGCGGGCGTCTGGTACGCGGCAACGGTCCGGAAATTCGGCGGCACCGTCTCGCTGTTTTTGGAGGGCGGCGACAAGGAGGACTTCAGCGAGACCGCCGAGGCGTCGGACGGCGGGATGCTGATCGGCGGGGATGAGCCCGGCCTGCTGGAAGGAATCCTCACCGATGATCTTGTGGCGTTCTGGCGGTTCGACGAAGGCTCGGGCGATGTCCTGACCGACTACAGCGGGAATGCTAACCACGGGCAGCTCGGCAACTCCGCCGGCGCCGACGCGGATGATCCCGACTGGGTTCTCGGGGGACTGGACTTCCCCAACAGCGACGACCGCGTAACCGCGCCGTTCCTACTCAACCCCAACACCACAGACTTCACGGTCCTGATGGCCCTGCGGGTGTCGAGCGACGCGACGCTCCGGATTCCCCTCAAGCAGGCGGCTGGCTCAGGAACTGGACGCACCTGGCTGCGGCTCGAATCCACCCACCAGATCGCAACGTTCGGGTCGGCGCAGCAAACCCACACCACTGTGCTGACCCCGGATGAATGGTATGTGGCCTGCCTGCGGAAGTCTGGCGGAACGCTTTCGCTGTTCATCGACGGCGCCGACAAGCAGGACTTCAGCGACACTTTTCCGTCCACTGCTGACGGTGTGATGCACATCGGCAACCACGACACAGTAGACTTTCCGTTCCTCGACACCATCGCGTTGTGCGCGGTCTACAGCAACGACCTCACCGACCAGCAGGTAGCGGACGTGTCGGCCGCGATGGCCCAGATCCTCTCCGACCGGCTTGCCTCTGTCTCGACCCCTGTGCGGCTGTTCGATGACCGCATGGCTCTGCTGGCCGTCTACGATGACGCGATGTCCGACACCTTGATTGCCGCCAACACCGTCTCGCTCAAGCTGATCGTCAACCGCAAGATCGCGTCGAAGGGTTTCTACCGGGTGCTCGGCTCCGGGCTCATCAGCGTCGGGCCATCCATCGCGGCGGCGCTGCGGGCCGTGGATCTCGCGCAGGAGAATTTCGTCAACCTGTTCGTCCCGCCGGTTCCCGAATCGATCGCGGAGAGCGCTGGCATCGCCAGCGTGACAAGCCATGCCCGCATGGCGATGTTGGCCGAGGCCGCGATCGCGGGGTCCTCCGTCGTGACCGCGAACGCTAGCCAGAACTTCATTACCTCTGGGCTGCAGCACTTGTGGTTGTTTAACGAGGGATCGGGGCAGGCGATCATCGACCACGTTGGATCGTCTGACGGCCAACTTGGGTCCTCTTCCGGGGCCGACACGAACGATCCATCCTGGATATCAACGGGCCTTCAGTTCGACGGCATAGACAACTACGCTCAGTTTCCACACTTCCTCAACCCGAGCAGCGGCTCATGGACCGTCTTGCTCATATTCCGTTCACGAGGCACATCCAGTTTTCCACCGTCAGTCCTCGCGCATATGCAGGGTAGCAACTCCAAGCCATTGTTTGTAGACCATCTTAACCGCAACTTTTACACCGAGGCGTCAAATCAAACCCTCATTGACGGCAACCTCAGCACAGACGTGTGGTATATGGGATACGCGCGACGCATCACGAGCCCAAGCAGTCTTCGACTCGGTTTAATAAAAACCGGTCAGCATCAGTCTTCTACGCAAAACAACCCCACCATGGAGAATATTGGGGACGGCGTGCTCTGGCTTGGCAGGGGCGCGCCAAGCTTTGAATTTTGGGCGGACATGGACGCGGCCCTGATGGCTCATTACGACCGTGCGCTGTCCGACTCGGAAATAACCACCATGTTCAACGGCGTCAAAGCCTATCTGGCGGCGGATCGCAGCATCAGTCTCTAGGAGCAATCAAATGGCAGGATCAAAATCAGATTTTCTGGAGAACGAACTCCTGGACCACGTACTGGGCAACGCCGCATATTCGGCGCCGGCGACCGTTTACGTGGCACTCTACACCGCCGCGCCCACGGATGCCGGCGGCGGAACTCCCGTCTCTGGTGGATCGTATGCACGCAAGGACGTGACGAACAACGCGACCAACTGGCCGGCCGCGGCCGCTGGGGTCAAGTCGAACGGAACCACCATCACGTTCGCAACTGCGACGGCGAACTGGGGGACGATCGTCGCAGTCGGGATCTTTGACGCGGTAACGGGCGGCAATCTACTCTACTGGGCTACGCTGACCAACTCCCGCACCGTGTTCAACGGCGATACCGTGAGCTTTGCCGCTGGCGATATCGTGGTTACCGAGGACTAGCGACGCGATCGGGAATTACGTCTCGCATTTTGCACCTGACGCCGCTCCCACTCTTGGCGCTCCCTCTCCTGCTGATCGATCAACATCGAATCGGGCTCGCAGGCCATCGAAAAGTAGAACATGCCGTTAGGAGCGCCATTCACGAGTGGCGTGCAACTCCAGCCGATCGGTGGCGCTGCCAGTCCCAGACATGCTGCCATGGCCCTGAACTCCGCATTGTGTTGGGCGCTGGGCTCAGCCGGGTCGGGATCGAACACCTGTGCGCTGAGCGGCAAGGCGAGAAGGGCGAGAGCGAGCACAGGGAACAGTGCCTTTACCTTCGTCGCAGCCTTTTCGGCAACCTCGCCATTGTAGCGCCGCGCTAAGCCTTGGGCGCGAAAGATATCGACCAGCCACCAGAGCCCAATCCCGCCGAGCGTGCACCAGAACAAAACCTGCAGGCCCCACCTTCCAAGGTATGCGTAGTGGAGGCCAAAAAAGAACGCCAGAAGCATGGCTACTGACGGGTTCTTTCGCTCTTGGCTTACCTCGTGCTGAAAGGCAGCGCTTTGCTGCGGTGTCATCGAAGACATCAACGTCAATTCGTCCATTGTGATTTCCTTCCTGTGGAGGTTGGAAGGCGCGGTGGGCTACGATAGTCTGAGCACCGCACCGACTT